AAGCTCGCAGCCGCAACGTGGCGCGAGTCGGTACAACCGGCTCTCCCGCATCCGACGGCACAAGCCCGCTACTAAGATGCAGCGGCATCGTCCGAATCTTTGTCCTGTAGGGGAACCCGGCATACAAAAGCCCGGAAGACTCCCCAGAGCCGAGAGAATCCTTAATGACGCCATTCGCTACCAGCTTGAGGTCGTCGCCATCTTGCGTCGCAGCATACGTATATGGACCAGAACGCCGTTTGAAAGCAACAGGACGCAGCCGATTGGGGAAAGCCTGCAAGGCTACCCCTGCGGCCGGGAGACCAAGATCAACTGGCGTCACGTCAACAGTAGGTGTCGCTTCGAACGCAATCCGGAATGTGCGTGCGCCTGTGTTCAAGCTCTTGACCACGAACACCTCACGGTCCCCAGCGCCAATGTTGACAATATTGTTATCTTTTCGCCAACGAAGCCCGCGGAATTCAATTTTATCACCGTTTGCCGGAACCGGCGACGTAGTGGTGTATTTGAACTCAAGCGCGCCGCCAGAAACATAGGCGTCTTCAAGAATAAAATCCGGATCAATGCGTTTCCACGCATCAACATAAGGAACAGACTCGACAGCGTAGAGCGCCTGATAAATCGGTGTATCTTCAGTATGATCCTCTGTCATCTGCTCATCTTGAATGCGCTCAAGATAAGTCGTGAGATTGCCGTTTATATAACGGCTGACAGCCAGAAAAAGCGCATCCGTAAAAGAGCCATCAGTTCGCTTTACAGGAACAGTAGCAATATCCAGAATCTTTGGGCGATCACCCAGATAAGAACCGCCAAGCCAGTGACGGTGTGCACCCATGACTTCCTGTTGACCTTCAACAGTCCAACCAAACAAAGCGCCTGTTCTATCCAGTGCCCAAAGAACAGAATACGGACTCTGCTGGTAAGCAAGGCGTCTGAACCCTTGAACGCCCATGTGAGACGCTAAAACGGTGGCATCGATAGTTTCAAAATTCTGGTCGCCCGTAAATCGTATCTGTCGAATTCTATAGCCGCCACGTTCAATGAAAAACACGCTGTGATCAATGTTCGCTGGCTGAATCGGCTCGCTGCCGCGCTCAGTGATACCGCGCGCTGACGATTCAGTCGGCGTAAGAATACCCGTTACACCTGGGACGATGATGTTTTCAGAACTGTCGCCACCAACAAGAAGACCACCGGCAGAAGACATGATCCATCGAACAGGAGACCCGTCAACACGACGGGCGATGCTCTTGTCAGCATTGCTCGCGGCGGACACCGTAGGGTCAGGGCTGACGGTCTCGAAGTTATCAAAGCTATTCGAAACAGACGAAACGATCAAATCAGGCTCTTCGGCGAACCCACCATACCAAAGCCGCGATTCGTGAAAACAGATAGCCCCACAACCCTGCGTCGCCGAAAAAAGCCCAAGCGCCCAATCAGCCTGCGGAGTAGCAGGCAACGAAGGGCCGCCAATCTGATACTGCCCGCTTACATTAACCTGGGTCGGCGAGTTTACAGCAGTAATCGTGGTGTAGATCGCCCGTTTGTTCACCAAATCGCGAATAAAGAAAGCGCGCCCAACATCAGCAGCAATGAACGTCGCTGTGCTCATATTGATTGTCAACGACGGCCAAGTGCCGACGATACTTGCTACGGTCTTCGTGGCATCAAAATTAAGCGGCGCAAGTGGAGCACGGCCATTCAAGAAAACAACAGGGGCCGTCGTAAACGTGTTAACACCAGTCCTCGTGAGCTTCACTGGCGGCCAATCTGGATTTACCAGATACAAAACGTCGCCAGTTTGAGCATAAGCAATCTTGTCGATATTTGTGTAAGAATAAGCCCAAAATGTTTCAGTGCCATCTTGCAGATTGAAGATTCTTGCGCCATCGGTCCTGATTACGACGATATAAACAGTCTCAGTATCGACTACGAAAGGAATAACTCGCGCGCTGGTTGAAGCGGGAAGGTCAGCATGCCAACGCGAAGGCGGCCGACGAATAACTGTCCCCTGCGGCAACGGAATGGCGTTCTCTAAGACCTGTAGAGCGCGGCTATGCTGGTCCAGATCGAACCGGCCAATCAGCCTGGGCGACCACTCGCCACCGGGCCACCCAGTCCTAGCAAGCCAAGTGCGTGGCATTAGGGCAAAGCCTCCGGAAAGCGTGGATTCCAGCCACCATACGACTCTCGTGCATCAAGAACCCGCGAAACATAAAGCACAGCCTCGGCAGGCTGTTCAAGACTTCCGGCACGACGGGCAGCTTTCAGGGCCGCATTGAACATATCGGAACACAAAGCCGCCAACTCCCTATCGGCAGCCAGAGCAAGAGCGAGGTCTTGCGCCATGGCCCAACATAACGCGTCAGTAAACAGCGGGTCAAACTCCGCAACAGAAGTCGTGTCCCTGATGTAAGTCAGGGTAATCGAATCGTCATCAGAAACGATTTTGTTACCCATCACACGATACACATCAGGCTCTTCAGAGAACACCGTCTTACCGATATCTTTATCTGAAGACACACCGACAACAGTGAGAAAATCAGCAGGCAGCTGAAAATGATATTTCCAACCGGGTGGAGGAGGCGTCGCCAGCGGCGACAGCTCAACACGGGTCATCGCGAACTGCCATCGATACCGACGCAAAAGGGCGGGCCTTGTTATACGATAAGACTGCCTTACAGCATCAGCAGTTCGCCCAGGCGATGTGTCGGAAATAAGAGGCTGTTCTTTTACACGGAAAAGTGCGGTGTTGTAGATGTCCAGCAGCGTTGCCATGACCAAACACCTTCTTCAGTCTAAAAACGCGGGGGCCGATGACCCCCGCGCATTTAGCAGAAACTCACATCTCATACGTTCTACACGTAGAGAAAATGGCCACTAAGCGTTGCATTAGCAGTGAGATTTCCAGAAATAGTAGGGGCAAGAGCAATCCTAATGCCGCCATTCGAAATGATGGACTGCGGGATAGATGTCGGCGAGGTATAATAAGCACCTCGTGCGGGCCTGTCCACAACATAAGACGAAACGGTAGCAAGGTTGACACCAGCAGCCCACAAAACAGTATCAGTCACACCATCAGAAGCGACAAGATCAGCAGTGAAACCTGTCCCAAAAGAAGAAATGACAAAAACAGAACCGTAAACAATCCTCGCGTTGAACGGCAGAAGAAAAAGATTGATTCGGCTCGCCGTCGTCACAGGAATGCCACCGGTCGGAACAGTGTAAGAAAACACCGCAGCCTTCACAACGCCACCGTTCGACCGATAGGACACACTCCCAACCTGATTTGCCTGGCTAGGAAAGGCATCGCTAAACACAATAGACATCTCTAATCCTCCTTGGCGCTGCTATCAAACGATCTTCTTGGCGTGAAGCCTGACAACACGGGAATCATCCGTCCTGACCGCACCCCAAGCCCCCATGATGTAAGCCTGCCAGGGGATAGTGCGCAGATCATTGCGGCGGCTGATATCCACGCTCGGCTCCTGCGCAACGCCAAACTGAATGGCTTCGCTGCTGAACATGAAGACCCTGTTAGCAGCATTACCAGAGTCATAGCTGGGGTCAGAAATATCCGGCAGAAGCTCAGTCCGAATGAACGTCATGCCCATCAGGTTCTGAACGCTACCAGTGTCAAGCGCACGAAGAGTCGTATAGTCGGCATGAGTAATCCTGTTGTCCTCAAGCAGAGAACGCCACGCATTGGCGTTCATCAGAACAACCACAGGATCATCCGGATTTTCCTTCGCTTCAGCCGCAAGCAGCTTTTCCTTCGCACGCAGCAGATTGGAAAGGTCAAGCGGAACAGGGCTGTTGGACGAGTTCACACAGAAAACAGCCTGCGAAGTCGGGAAAGAAACAGTCGTGGAACCAGTCTTGCCTTCCTGAACCGACGCATCAAGCGCATTGATGATCGTAGTATCAATCGCGCGCCCGATGGTAGAAGCCAGCCTCCTAGTGTAAGGCGACTCAAACGAAATAAGGTTGCGAACCTTATCGTAAGAATCAAGCAGCGCCACCGAGTCATAGGCCTTGATGTAGCCCCACCGGCGGGAATGCGTGATTTCGTTCAGCGGCATAGCCGCGAAACGATTGGTAATCTCCTGATAAGGAGCACTAGCAATCCGCTCGACAGTCCAAGCTTCACCGCGAACCGTCTCGGAACGCACCGCGCCGCGAATGCGGCTCATCTGCTGTTCGGCCAGCATCAGCACAGTAGTGCCAAACTGCTGAACGAAGCTCCGTTCAATAGTCTGCGACATCTCTAAACCTCACAAGCAACATGTTCAACCCGCGCCGCCCGCAGGTATCGCAGTTGCTACGGTATCCACCCCTGCCGGTCGCATCCGGCTGCAGAACAAGAAACCAGCCGGGTAGCCCAGAGCCGATGGCGGGCGCAGAACTAGCCCTAACCTTTTGCGGCAG